TGATAGCTTCATTACCCAGTTCTTAAAGCAGATATCATCTTCTCTGAATATCCCTTATGAGGTGCTGATGAAATCCTTTACCAGCTCCTATAGTGCCAGCCGTGCGGCGTTGCTCCAGGCATGGGAGCAGTTTAAGCTCAGGCGGGCATGGTTCAGCAGGGATTTTTGCCAGCCTGTCTATGAGATGTGGCTGACAGAGGCAGTGGCAACAGGCAGGTTGGAGGCTCCTGGCTTCTTTACAGACCCTGCTATCCGCTTTGCCTACTGCAATGCAGAATGGTACGGCCCATCCATGAGCATTCTTGACCCATTGAAGGATGTAAACGGCGCGGCATTGCGTATTCAGTATGGCTTGTCCACTCCGGAGAGGGAGGCTGCGGAAATGACCGGCAGTGACTTCTATGAAAACCTGGAGGCTATCCGCATAGCCAAGGACAAGGTGCAGGATAGCGGCGTAATGCTGGGAGTGCCAGAGGTGCTATCTGCTGGTTTGATGAAGGAGGAAGGGGGTGAAAAGAAGGATGAATAATGCAAAGAAGTTTTGGAGCATTCGCAATGAGGCAGAGGAAACCACGGCTGAGCTGATGCTGTATGGAGAGATAGCCAATGAAACCTGGTATGGGGACGAAGTAACCCCAAAGCAGTTTGCAGAGGATATCAGGAGCCTGGGAGGCAAAGCACTGACTGTCAGGGTAAACAGCCCCGGCGGTGACGTGTTTGCAGCACAGGCCATCTACAACCAGCTGAAAAGCTACACAGGGAGCGTAACGGCATATATTGACGGCATGGCCGCCAGTGCCGCCACCATCATCACCTGTGCCGCTGATAAGGTAATTATGCCTGACAATGCTATTTTCATGATTCATAACCCCATGGTGGGAGTATGCGACTACCTGAATGAAGGGAAAATCAAGGAAATAGGCAATCAGCTGACGGCGGTCAAGCAGACCATTGTCAATGCCTACCTCAAGAAATGCACCAATGTCAGCGAAAGCAAGCTGAAAAAGATGATGGATGCCGAAACATGGATGACAGCCCAGGAGGCACAGAGCTATGGCTTTGTGGATGAGCTGGGGGATTCCATGCCGGTACAGAACACTATTCGCAATGGCAGGGTATTTGTAAACAAAATGTCCTACAGCTTGGATAGGTTCGACAACAAAAAACAGCTGGAGTCCGTATTGGCTCCAAAAGGAAAGGATGATGTGAATATGGGAGATACAGGAATGATGTCTATCCTTAAGGATATCAAGGATATGCTCAGCAACAAGCAGGACAAGGAACAAGTTGACCTCGTAGCCGTGGAAAGACAGCGCATGATTGACCTGGATGCCCTCTGCGATGGCAATGAGACCGTTGCAAAAATCGTGGATATTGCCAAGAAGAACGGCAATACCGCCGAGGAAATCCAGGAATACGTGGATGCCGTCAAGGCAGAGGCTGCCAAGCCAAATAAGGACAAGGGGCTGGAGGAAATTAAGAACCTGATTGAAGATCAGCTCAAGTCCGGCACTGCCAATGTCCAGGCAGCTGTAAACGCAAAGCCTAATAACCAGGCAGACAACAAGAAAATGGACATTGAGAACCTTGTTGCCGCTATGAAGAATGTAAGGGGTGAATAATATGGCAATTCGTACAACTGAAACCGGCGCTACCTTTGAGGAGCTTTTTGGCGGCCATGAGGTAACAGCCATCAAGAAGAATATCAGCATTACTGCCGGCACCGCCCTGGCGCGTGGCTCCATTGTCACTGAGGAGGGCAAGCTGGTAACCGCTGACGAAACAGCCAGCTATATTGTGGCTGAGGCCGTAAGTGCTACCGATACCGTGGCAACCGTCTACGCATCCGGCATGTTCAACCGTGAAAAGCTGACCGTAGGCGCCAGTGATACCGTTGATGCCCACGAGGCAGAGCTGCGGGACGTAAATATCTATCTGACTTCCATTCATTAAGGAGAGGTGACTAAACATGGAACTTTTTAAGGATACATTTACCCTGATGCAGGCCATGGACAGAATGAAGCAGCCAAGCTCTTTCCTGGTTGATACCTTCTTTCCTGTCGTTCCTGCAACCGCCGTAACCAGCAAGATTGCCGTAGAATACCGCAAGGGTGCCCGCAAGCTGGCTCCGTTCGTCATTCCTGGGGGCAATGGCGTAAATACTTCCCGCATCGGCTCCAAAATTGACTTCTATGAGCCACCAATGATGGGCCCACGCCGTGTACTGGGAGTTGATGAGCTGATGCAGAGAAGTTTCGGCGAGGATATCTACTCCACCAAGACCCCTGAGCAGCGTGCCAATGAAATCCTTGCCCGCGACCTGGTAGACTTGCAGAACATGGTAGTAAACCGCAAGAACAAGATGGCTGCAGACATCCTGCTAACCGGACAGTGCCAGATTGACGGTTACGGTGCCGATGGCAAGGTAACAAAGACTGATGTATTGAAGTTCGAGGACTGGACTCAGAAGCTGGAGCCTACTACCAAATGGGATCAGGCCAACGCTGATATTTATGGCGATCTGGCAGAGATGTCCAACAGCATCCAGGAGAATGCCGGTATCGTTCCAGATGTTGCCATTTGCGGCAAGAATATTATGAACTACATTCTGGGCAATGAAGCCATTATGAAGTACATTGCTATTCCAAATGCCAACAACCTGAGCATGATGAGCTTCCAGCCACGGCTTAGGGCTCCACAGATTATGTACATCGGCACTATCATGAGCCTCAACCTGGAGCTGTACTCCTACATGGAGACCGGGCCCTTTTCCGACATTATGAGTCGTCTAAATCTGAAAACGAGTGTCAGTCTCTTCCGTGTTTCTTCTCGTGCCGCCCTTTATGAAATGGTCAGATACACAGACGCCTATTATCTCAACTCAGACTATCACAGATGCAACTTCTTTAAGCAGTATCAATATGATGAGATCGAATATCTGCCGCGTAGAGCCCTGATGCTAAAAGATAGCAATGTGCAGAGCATTATCGGCTGGCTATCCCGCTCCAAAGAAACGCTGACGCCCATTCAGCAGGAAATGGTCGAAATGCTCTATGACTCTCTGAGCTTCGACTGAGTTGGGTCAGCGCAGGCACAGCATGTGTCCGTTTTTCTCTGCCAGAAAAGCACCGTTTTCCACGGTGAGTCTGCCGTTGATAAGAACATATTTGATTCCTTCCGGCTGCTGTGCCGGGTGGAGAAAATCGCCCCTCTCACCGATGGATTTCTGGTCGAAAATCGTAAGATCAGCGCAGAACCCCTCTTGCAGCAGACCGCGATTTTTCAGGCCGAACTGCTGTGCGGGCAACGAGGTAATTCGCTGAATCCCCTCCTCAATCGAAAGCAGTCCCTCGTCAAGAATGTATCGCCGCACCCACCGCGGAAATGCGCCGTAATTGCGCGGATGGGGACAGCCCTCCGCCGATGGGCCGGTATAGCTGCGTGCAAAGGCATCGGTCCCTATCGAGCAAAGCGGATCGAGAAGGAAGGTGCGCAGATCTTTCTCTGCAAGCGCGTGATAGATGATTGTCCCCTGTCCCTCCGTCTGGCACAAAAGTCTTGCCACCGTCTCTGCTGCGTCGATCTCCCATTGCGCCGCGATCTCGCCAATACTCTTCCCCTCCAATCCGGACGCTCCGGAGGAAAGTACGATGCCGTCGCCGCCGCAGGAGAGCAACAGATTGTCCCAGTCCGCCTCTTCGCACCGTCTGCGCAGCATCGCAAGCGTGTCTGGCGCTAATAAAAATGCAGGGGTAAAGATCGTCTCCTGCACCAATAGCTCGGGTGGAAGGAGTGTCCGCAGTCCGCATGAGCCTGCTGTATATGGGTAAACGTCGTAGCTCACATCCACGCCGCGCGCATTGGCCTCATGGATCAGCGCAAGGCAATCTTCGGCCTTTCCGTGGTTCCGTTTTCCGGATACCTTCAGGTGCGAGATGTGCCCCCTGCAGCCACTTCTTTCCGCGATTGTGATGACCTCTCGGATCGCATCTATAACGTGATCGCTTTCATTTCTCATGTGAGAGTTATAGATTCCGTCGTATGGGGCCATTGCACTGCAGAGCGCGACCAACTCCTCTGTGGAAGAATTCATGCTCGGCACATAGGTTAGTCCGGTCGAGAGTCCAAATGCTCCCTCCTGCATGCTCTCGGTGAGCATCCCCACCATGCGGCTCATCTCCGCCGCAGTGGTGCGCCTGTTCTCATAGCCAACCGCATGGATCCGCAAATTGCTGTTTCCTACAAAAAGCGCCATGTTGGTCGCGTTGCCCTGCTGGTCTATTTGCTGCCGGTATTCGCTGAACGACCGTGCCTGAAGCGGAGGTGTTCCGGGCAGCCGGTACTCTCTCCGGCGTCGCAGTTCTTCCAAATTCCCTGTGCCGATCGGCGCGGCACTGAGACCGGCGTCTCGGTAAATATCAAG